CAGAGGCTGGATCAAAGACATAGGCAAAACCAGAGAACAAGTCACTGGCGTTGTCTGTGTTGATCTGGCCTGCGCCGGTAAACGTGGTGCCCACAATGAAGGTGTAGTTAATACCCGCAGCCGCCGTCGGCAGTGTTACCACAATGCCTGCGGCTCTGTTGAGGGTATAAACCGTACCGGAATCGGTCGACTCAACACTCTTCGTCGCCGTCGTGATGCTGCTGATATTGGAATAAGCAGAGACATAACCCGTCGTGGTGATATTACCACTGGAGTCAACGTCCAGATTGGTCGTGATCGCGCCCGTGGTCGAGTTCTTGCTGATTTGCTCGAACCCGTTCTCTGAACGGACGGGACCATTAAAAGTCGTATTAGCCATGAAGGTCTCCTGTCGTGGCCAGTGTCTGCGTTAGCAGTCAGGAAAGGAGAAGGAGGGGCGAACCCCTCCCCCATCCCACGGTTTTATGACGAACCAGAGCTTCCGAAGATGCCGAGGTAGTCACTGACACCAAACGAATAGCGCTCACGCGCTTTATAACGCACGTTCCCGGTGTCGAAGTCGCCGTCCATACTGGTCTCCAGAGGAGTCCGTGTGAAGTGCTTCATACCGTTCGGTACGTCCGTAATCAGATACCAAGAGTTCGTGTCAGTCAGATAATGATTGACCGAGTAACCATCAGGGATGGTTCCCAAGGACCTGAGTGCGTTGATGTCATTGTCTGCGGTTGCGACACGCCCCGGAGTTTCCAGGATGCGGGTAGCGGCAAACATGTTATTGGGCGGTATCACCAACCGACGCGGGCGAGCCGCAATCAGTAGGCCCCGCTCATCAGTCCAACCGGCGATCGTGATCGTCGCATTTTCCAGCGACGTCTCGTTCAGGTCAGCCTGAGTCGTGGGGGTGTTTTGTACCGTACCTCCAGACACCAGCGTGTGCGACGTATTAAATAACGTCACGCCATCGCCAGAGCTGAAAGCGCCGCCACTGAAACCGTTGTTCAGCGGGTAAGCACCCTTTTGTTGCTTGGTATACGCCATGCCCCGAGCGAGTGCTTTGGTGTACCTAGCGGAGAGAGAGTCATAGAGGTTGTCCTCCATGGCTTCTTCCGTCAGGGCAAAGCCCATCGCGATCGTTTCATGGTTATACCGAGCCGTGAAAGACTCTTGCGCCGAGTCGTAGCTGATCGCTCCGCCCTCAGCCTTGACGGGTGCGGCCCCAAAACCACTGAGCTTCACTTCTTCCTCGAAGCTTCGATCAGAACTTTCGGTTTCGTAAATCGCCGCAGTCTCGTCTTCGTAAGTCTCGTATTCCAAACCAAACAATGCGTTCAAACCCGGCAGGAGTTCTTTCAGCATTTGCGCTCGTGAAATTGCCATGCTTTATATCCCCGTCGTGTTTACGTATTGGTGGCCGACATTGAACTTCATGATCACGTCGGTATACGCATCACCCACCGCACTGTCAGGGCCGTCGACATAATCGACAATCCGTAACGGCAGTGTGTTAGTGGTAGCCGACGTACTCTGATCTACTGCGTTCTTGCTGTGACCAATCGTTGTTGAACCAGCAGTTACTACGATCGCGAAATTCGAGCCAAGCATCGCTTGCGTTATCGCCCCGTCTCCTTGCATCTGAAAGAGTACGTTAGGGTCGGTAAGCACATACGCCATGGCATCACTGGCCGCCACATCGGCGGTCCACATCTGCGCATAGGTCGGTTGGCTCGTGGTCGGATCGGTGTAACTACAACCCATGAACACGCCTACTGGAGTGGCTGTCGTGGTCCCGGCATCCTTTTCGATGGTACCGGCAGCGACCAATTTGACAAAATCACCCCAAGAAATCAGCGTGTCATAGCCGCTGGCAATCTTAATATGCTGAACTTTTCCCGTGAAGGAACCGCTCGCACTCAGAGTGCCTATCGGCTTGGCGCCATAAGGCGCGGCTGAAGCAGCCATAAGCTAATCCTCATACAAAATTAAAAACCAAACGATTCGTTAAGAATCGCGCCCAAAAGTCACCCGGGTGCTACGCTCCGGCTGGAGCACGGGCATACGCGGATCACTTTCTCTCATGTAGTTGCTGTCCACGGCATCCATCTGGGCTTGGGCCATGTCGCGATAATACTCAGCTCGCTTCTCAACCTCTTCCTTCGGCGCCTTACACAACAACAATCCACCCACTTCAACGTTCCCCGGAAACTGCGAGCCATGATCGGAAACGATCATCAGCTCGGGATGGTCTTCGGCCCTGACTGGCTCCCAACCTTCACGAAACCGCATCGAGACATTGGTGTTGTCGGATTGACCTACCGTTGAGGTCCTGATCCAACGAAACACCCATCCCTCTTGCGGGATCGGATCGGGGAGAACACTGGGTGGTACCCATTTATCGGAGGGGCGCTGTTGGTCTTCCCTCGTTGCTGGGGTTTCTCTCAAATCATCACTGCCAGACATTTGTCTTTCATCGCTCACGGTTCTGCTCCTTGGCAAGTTGAACTGCATATTGTTCAGGAGTGATCCCCAGTTTGCGGGAAAGATCAACCTGGCTTGGCTTCAGTTTATATTGGCGCGGCCTGCCCGAATTACTTCGACTGGATGGGGCGACCGTGTTGGTAGCACGAGACGCAGAGGCTGAAGATTTCCCCTGTGACCCGAGTTCATCAGGAAAGAGTCGACGCATCTCTGCATCAAGCCTTTCATAATATTGTGGAGAGGTGGGACTAACCCCTTCCTCAGTGACCAGCTTTTCATGGAGTCCATAAGCGGCGCCGGTCATGACCTTGTCTTTTTGAAACCACGACTCATTCGCCTTGGCCCACTCCGTCACCTGCGGGTCCGGTGGCGGCTGCTGGGGCGGTTGTTGTGGTGGCCTCTGCCCTTGCGGAGGCGGCCTCATCATCCCGGGAGGAGGCGGTCTCATTCCAGGCGGCGGCATCTGACCCGGTTGAGGAGGAGGTCTCCCCACTGCCGGATTCATCGTCTGCGCCTGAAACATCTCCGCTCGGGCATTAATCATTTGTTCGTTAGCAGTTACCACCGCCTCAGTATCCCCGGCTTCATGGGCGGCTTTGTACTCGCCCTTGGCTTTCTCCATGCCGGTCTGTGCCTTTGCGTGTAACTGCTGTGCCAAGGTCGCGTCGCCCTGCTGTATCCGCGCTTTTAAGCGCTGATTTTCCGCCAGCAACTGCTTGGCCACACTCACGCTTTCATCACCAATACGCTCCGCCTGCACTTTGGCTCGGCGCTCTTCGTGGTATTCGCCCTTGAGCTGATCGATACGCTTCTGCACTTTCTCGCTGTAGTTATCGATCTCACCCTTGCGATCCTTTTCCTCAATGGGGTCGTCATCAACCACCACGACTTCCACGTCGGAGGTATCGGGCATACCCACAGACAACGCTTGGCCAAAGCCCAGCTCGTCGGTTGCTTCGGTGGCTGCCTCGGTGGCACCCAGGTCTTCGTTTTCACTCATACTTTTACTATACCTCGCGGGTCTTGGACGACCGCTTCCACGGTATCGTCATTGATTAAACGGAATTCTCTGCCATGGATGCTAATGCGCGTACCCGAATAGGCCCGCATTAAAATCCAGTCGCCCGACGCACACCAAGGTCCGGTAGGGAATCGACTAAAGTCGGCGTAGCACAGCGGTCCCATCGACACCACAAAGCCCACGATCGAGGAGACTTCCTCGTTTTGCAGGGTTTCCGTCGTCTTGATGATGCCGCCATCGGTGGTCTCAATGACCTCCGGCAACGCAATCAGAATCTTCCAGCCGCAAGGCGTGGGAAGCTGGCGCGCCGTCTTCGGCTCAATGCCGATATCGGGAGCGTCAGGCTCTTCGCCCTTTACCAGTTCCATATTTCTCTCCAACAACGATGAGGGGGCATCGCAGAACCCTGCGCCCAAGGGGGCGTTATGCAGCTTCGATCCTTTCAACAAGATCAAGCAGTTCGCGTTCGGCCCACGCAAGTCCCTCGATGACGCCCACCTCGTGGCGATAGTCGGGGAAATTACTGGCCGATCCGGTAACAAGGTTGTCGGTCACCTCGTTCATGCGCTCGCGTATTAACTTGCGCAGGTATTGCGCAGCGTTCAGGTCAAGAGGGCCATCCATCAATTAGTCCTCGTCCTTTTTCTTATCATCATCGAACACGATCTCGGCAATCTTCTCACCCAGTCGTGCTCCTTCGAGACGCTGATTGGCAGACACTTTGCGGTCTTCCAGCGCCTCCTTGGCTTGTTCTTTGGCCACGTCGGCCCCAATGCGCGCACCAGCAATCCGTTCTTGGGTTGCCATCCGCTCGCGATCGATCTTGGCTCTTTCTTCCGCCTTGGCCAGATCGGCGGCCACCTTGGTAGCATTCTCTTCGGCCTTGCGGTAAACCTCGGCTTCCTTGATTTTTAGCTCTTTCTCCTGCATCTGCACCACCGGGTCTTCCATGCGTTCCTGAATTTCCTTCTGCTGCATCTCGGCCTGATCCTTACCAAGCACTCGTCCGGCAGCTTCAGCCACCAGCTTAGAGAGACGCAGTTCGATGTCTTCCGGTATCGGTTCGCCCAACGGCGGTAGCTGCACACCCAGTTCTTCTTCGATTTCGCGACGGTACTGGAGTGCCAAATGCTCGGTGATGTGATCGGCAAAGGCCCCTTCGATCGCTTGCGCACGCGGCGAGTTGGCCAGCATTTCCCCAATCTTCGGGTCCTGCGCCGCCGATATATGCACCTGAATATGCGCCTCCTGATCCTGATACGGGTAAGCGCGTACCGGCTGGCCGTTGAACATATTCATGTTTTCGGTGACCGGATCGAGCGGCGGTACATCTTCCTGTGGCGGCACGATGTCATCGACGTTCTCAATACCTAGAACATCGAGCATCTGCCGGTGCAGTTCGCTCATGTTGTAGATATCGGGCGCCGTCGAAGACAGCTGCAAGGCCGCCTGATACTGCATGATGCGCTGTGCCATGGTGCTGGCGTTCGGGTTTGAGACGGGGATGACATCCACGCGCTCATCGAAGTCGGTGCCCTTGGCTCTTTCCTCACCCGGCTCCAGTTCAAATTCATATTCCACCGGTCCCATGTCGCGCACCACGTTGGCGAGCACACGGAACTCCCGGCGCATGGCCGCATGCAGACGTGCCTGAATCGCCGACATGACTTTCATGTTGCGTTCCAAGAGTGCCAGCGTGGTCCCCACCGGGGCCTCGGTGTTCATGTCTGCCGCTTTGACATCGGCGATGGAGGCGAACCGGCGCCCCTCTTCGACGATGTTGCCCAGTAATTCCGCTAGGACCGTGCTCGGTTCTTTGTACGGCAGGAAAGTAATGTTGTCGCGGATGGTGCCCCCGGGCACGTCCACGTCCCTGAACTCCCCGGGCATGATGGGCGAGTCATCGCCCTTGATGCGCAACCCCCGGGCTTTCAAACCGCCCGGTAAATTCGATAAGGTCCCGGCATCCACCAGTTGTCGCAACAGGCTGGTAGCGCTGCGGGTAATCCCACCAATCAAATGAATCAGGCCAAAGCCATAAAAGCCCAGACCCGGTAGATATTCGTAATGCACGAAGTGCTGACGCGGCATGTGGTTGGGATCGTCCTCATACCAGTTGCGATACACCGACAACACCTCGGTCGAGGTCAGGTCGATGGTGATCACATACGGCAAGGCGATGCCGGTGTCTTCGCCATCCTCGCCTACCTCCTCGTAACCGGGAAGATCGACGTAAACGTGCATCTCCAACAGGGTATGGCGGTTGTCCCAGTCGTAATCGGGCCGATCGCCAGTCAATTCGTCGTATTTGCGCTGAATTTGGTTCAGATCGATGCCCGGAGTGGGCAATTCGATGTCCCGATAGAAGCCAGCGACCTGTAATTTGCGCACTTCGTTGGACGTACGCTTCATCACCTGCGTAATACGGGACGCAGTTAGCAAATCGGTGGCCCCATACGACACCACCATGTCCTCAGCGGGAACAAACACAGCACAAGGGCGTCCCATGCTCACATCCCAGTAGATTTTCCTGAATGCCGACCCTGCCAGCGGCAAACTGAACAGTAATTTCTCTGTTTCTCCCCGATATTCGATCATTCGCTCGGTGAGAAGGTAATTCATGTGTTCTTTGACGCGATTAGCCTGTTCTTCCTTCTCCTCGGTGATTTTTCCGAGGATTTGCGTCTTTACCGGCCCCGAGGCGGGGAAAATCTCGGAAATAGCCTGTGATTGGAAGCGTACCACCGCCTCAGTGAGCAGCGGATGGTGTACCCCGCACGCTCCGGGCC